TGCGTTTCCGGAACCCCTTGGCAATTGCATCCATTGATTTAACTTGGATTTCTTCGCCCCGCTTGAAACGGATGATGTCCTTCGTTAAAAAGACACCATCCTTCTCAGTTTTTTTCAGGGAAGCCTTACGCCGCCGGACCTGATCTTGATTCAGTCCCACCACCGTTCCGGATCCCAGGCGTACCGTGTCGAGCATTTTAACCGTAAACATGATTCCCCCTTCCCTTTTTCATTACTATTCACAACCGTGATCGATCTTAGACCATGGTCACAAGACAGGCACCACGCCAATCGCCGTACCCGGCGGACCGCCACGCATCCACGCCATAAAGGTGTTCATCTTCCTTAAAGGCATGGTCAGAACCCGCACCCAGAACTTCCAACTTCGGGGCGGTTTCTTCCTGGACAATGATCGGCTTTGTATTTCCATCGGCCCGGAACACAATGAACTCGTCCGTAAAAGACGTTCCCCATCTGACATTCGGGTAAACGGAAATTGAAAATTCCGAAGGGATGGACTTCAAGGCCAACTGTGAAGGACCGGATTGGACCGGGACATTCACCGCTTGCTGAAGGGCCGGGTATAACGTAAGGGGACACATCACCCCAAACTTGTTGGCATCTTCGTTCATCGGATCGCCCTGATCATCCTTAAAAGAACAAATTTGAAGGATCCCATGTATGATCGCCCACTGGGCTTCCTCAACCGAAGGTGCGGTCACGGACCCGGTTGTTGCCGCCGGTTGTGAAGCGATGGCCACGCTGATATCATTGGACTGTGTCCCGGAATCCCCTTCTGAATGATCCGTGTCGAAAAAATACTGCCCATCATAGCAATCTTCCGACAGGCCCACCAGAAGCAGATCAGAAACCAGTGACGCAAAATGTGCCGTGGTTTTCCGGGCCAGTTGATCGATCCGGGTCATGATCTGGCCGGTCTTGTCCCGCCGAAGATCCTTTTTCTTGAAGGCCATTGACCCTTCATAGTGTGCATTTTTGATCGTGAACGAATATTCCGGCAGTTCAATCAAATTACGACCGCCGACCCATTCACGCATGGAAGGGGCCATCCCCAACCAAGCGTATTCCTCTGAAGCCTGGTCGGATGGAAAAAAGTTAGCTATCTTCGACAGCCAGGACGGTCCGACATAATTTCCTAGGGTCTTGTAGTACTGGCCTTTAATGGCCCGATCTGTAATTTTTTCCACTTTATTTTCCCCCTTGTTGGTTAGGTATTTTTAGTTTTGAATCAGGTCACACACCACCCGCTTCATTCAATCAAGGAAACTTAGCCTTCCTTGACCCAGGTTCCCACCATACGCTTCACCATCCATCCGGTGGGATCCCCATATTCCAGATCCACATAATCGCCCCGGTTTGCCGTGGCCTTGGTATTCCGAAGGTCTTTGTCATCAACGGAAGATAATTCCGGTCCGCCGATACCATCCGCCCCATTGGGCGAAATAGCAACCAACGCACCGCCATAGGCCATGCCGTTAACGATCCGGACACAGACCCCGACAGTTGCCGCCGCACCCAGGGTGATAACAAAGCCATCGGTATCGACAAAAATCACCTTGCCGGTGTCTTCTTCATTCAAGGTCGCAGTGGCCGACAGAGTGGCACCCAACATCCCCGCATGGGGATCCAACAGGACACCGGCATCAAATGAAACAATACCGTATCCGGAAGAGACAAAGCGGGTCATGAACCCGATAAAAACCCCGGATGTTTTCAGGAAGCTGAAGGTATCATCGTCCTGGGCATAAACGGGTTGATTGAAGTCGGTGATCACGGCCCCGGTGATCGGGAGTTTGATCTTCCCGGATTTTGTAACCTTCACATTGATATCCGCCGCCGCACCAGACGAGTTGTCCGCTTTATACTGGGCGAACCCGGCGAACTTATCAACGGATGTAAGGGGTCTTGCATGGCCGGAAGCAATCACAACGCCAACCGCCGCCCCCTGGTAAATGATATCGGTGGCAACCACCGGAATATCGTTATGTTCCCCGGCTTCTATTGTCCGGACTTGGTTTGCGGCTAAAGTTGTCATTTTTCAATCCTCCGTATTTGAGTTAAAAATTTCATTTCTTCAAGCATCAATCACACACACATCCAGGCCGGGACCCGGTTAAGAAGTGACCCCGGCTTCCTTCGCCTTCATGTAAGCCACATAGGCTTCCAGATCGGTGAATTCATCCCGAAGGTCCGCATCCTTTTTCCATTCGGCTTCGCACCGTTCATCAATGGGGGCATCCTTTGAAACAGCCCCATCGTCCAGATCGGTGGTGTCAAGATCATCCACATGGATGTCTTCACCATCCGCTTCCAGATTGGCCTGGGCGGTGATCTGGATCTTCTTTTCCGCCTGTACGATGGCCATGGCCGCATCCGGCCCGGTTGTCTTGCCATCGAAGGCCAGGGTTTCAATTAAGGCTTCATGGCCGGGGATCAACTGTCCCCGGACATCCACGATCCGCTTCCGTTCCGCTTCCGCACCTTCCGCCCGGATTGCATCGGTGTCCACCCTCACTTCATCCTGTAAGGCTTTTACGATTTCCGGGTTTTTCGCCTTCAGTAAATCAATCGTGATTTCCATCGGTTCTTCCTCCTGTATGTTTGGTTTACCGGACAACCCGGCCAAAAATAAATCTGGGACATTCTTATAATTTTTGAACTTATCGGGATCCAGGACCGCCGCCATCTGGACTTCATCTGTGACCACATCCGCCAACCCCATTTCAACCGCTTCCTTCGCCGTGAACCAGGATTCTGCGTCCATCCATTCGGCCAATTCTTTATCTTCCATGCCTGATTTTTTCCGATAGGAAGATATAATCCCCAGGGTGATTTTTTCCAGGGCATCCCCCATTGAATGCATGTCCTTCGCTTCACCGACACAACCCCCGACAGGATTGTGGATCATTAGCATGGAGTTTTCAGGCATTTCGATTTTATCACAGGCCATCAGCACTGCTGAAGCAATGGAAGCCGCCACGCCCATCACACGGCCTGTCACCGTGGCTTTATGGGCCACCAGATAGTTGTACATTGTATAACCTTCAAAAACGGATCCGCCGGGGGAATTTATAAAAAGATTTAATTCTTTTATATCCCCCAGGGACTTTATGTCCCGGATAAAATCCGCCGCATTGATCCCCCATAGTCCAATCTCGTCAAAAATGGACACTTCCGCCACGCCTTCATCCTTCGCCACGATTTCAAACCATGTCTTTTTCATCATTTTTTCCTTCCCTTAATCTGGAAAATTTTTACCGGGGGAAATCCCTGGGGGATCCGCCGGTTTCGCCGGGGCCGGGACAACCGGGGCCGGGGCCTTCACTTCCACCAGGGGCTTCCGCATTTCTTCTTCTGTGATCCTGGCATCGTTCTTCATTTCCCAATCGCCGCCGGTAAGGGCCACGGTTTCTTCACCCCTTGTGCTGAATCCATTTTCAACCCGGACCACCGCCGCATCAACGGCCTTCTTTTCATCGATCTGGGTCTTGATCGGACCTGTCCAGGTGGATCCCAGGTAAGCCGCTTTCAGAAGGGGATCCCCTTTCAGGAACCCAGGGGCCACGATCCGGCCCTGGGCCACAGCTTCTTCCATCCATAAAGCGTAGACTGGGCGGATCCAATTATCCGTGAACCAACGCCGTTCCCGCATAAAATATCGCCACGCTTCTTCTATTGCCGCCCTGGCCGCTGAGTATGAAGCCGTGAAGTGTTTGATCAACATTTCAAAAGGCAATTCCAGGGCCACCCCCACCTGTCGAAGGATGGCCATCACAAAAGGATCAAACTGTGTACCGGGCCTGGAAGGATCCGCAAATTCCAGGGATTCATTCGGGGCCAGATCCAACATGGCCCCGCTTCCCAATTTATAGTCCTTGTCATCCGCCTTCCCGCCGATAGTCCCGGTGGGTTGCATTGGCCGAAGGCCCCCGCCCGGATCTTCGGTTTTAAAGAAGATAGTGAAAAAGGATTGGACCACCGCCGACTTGATTTCTGCTTCCGTATACCGGCCCAACTGTTTGAATAATTTGATCACCGGGGCAAAATCAGGGACCCCCCGACTTTGGCCCACCCGCCGCTTGAAAAATAAATGGATCACATTCCGCCGCCCGGACTTTTCGCCCCTGGCCGGGATCTTTTTCCACTTCCGTTCTGATATAAAAGCGGACCCCGGATGGGTCTGCAAAATATGATAGTTGGTGGGCTTTCCGGTTTTCGGATCCTTTTCAACACCGGCCACCAGGGACAGGGAATCCGGAAGGCTGTCCGGATTGCAAAGCCGGTCCGCTTCAACCAACTGCAACTGTAATTTATATGGCTTCCCGACCTTCGCCACCGGGGTCAAGGTGATCACATCCCCATTTTCCTTCTGGGACCGGAAGGCCAAATCCTGAAGGCCAAAAAAGTTCTGTACCCCGGACGCATCACAATCCGTTGATTCAGCAAACAGGCGGAATTCAGATTCAACGTGGCGTTGCCATTCCCTGGCCCGATCCTTATCCCAGGCCAGGACCCGCCGGTCCACCTGGGCCTGAAGCACCATCCCCGCCCCAACTACATTTGTGCATTTGGTATTCAAGGCCCCCGCCGCCAATGGGTTTTCCCGAACCAGATCCCTTGACGCTTCCCGGAAATCAGGAAGCCCCGCCAGATCCGAATCCGCATCCCCATCCGACACATTCCATCCAGGAAGCATCCCCTTGTGGGTGGGCCGGGTGGAAACCATTTCGAAGGCGTTGAGCATCCCCCTGGACCGAACCCGATTGACCCCGGCCTGGGGATTAAAAAAAGAAACCACCCGATCAACCACATTCATCTTGATCCCTGGGTGGTTCTTGACCCTTTTCATATTCATGGATCTGTTCCGCTTTTTTGCCATTAGGTATCCACCGGGGTGATCTGTTTGATGTTGGATCCGCCTGAATCCCTGGCAACCTTAATCCGATATTTCGCACACTGTTCTTCCAGGAATTTTACATCTGCCAGGGTATAAGATCGGCCCTGATTGGACATAGCTTGACCGCCCGAAAGTACATTTTGCAGGGCGGTTTCATATAACGTAAGTAATCCGGAATTTGTCAGGGCCATCAAGTCCCCCATAGGTAGGGGCGTACAATTACGCATAACTGTCCGCCATTTCCCACCAATTAGGTCACAGGGGAAAACAAGTCAAGGTTTATTTTGCGGATTATGTGAAACTGGGGGGAAACGGTATGGAAACTGCATAGAAAAAAGGATGGTTATTCCGGAATTTCAAGATCCACCTGGACGGAAAACTTCTGGAAGGCCCATTCATCCAATCGATCCGCATGGGCGTACTTCTGGCCATTGATCGAAACCACCGGAAGGCCCAACGACATAAAGTGTTGATATAGGATTTCTTTGATCCCCATGAACTCCAAAATTTTGGCCTTCCCAATCAATATTTTTCCGGACTTCAAAATAGTTTCCTTTGATTATATTCGGCCTCGATCCGCTTGGCGGCTATCTCACAGTATTTTTCGCTTATCTCTATGCCCATCCATTTGCGGTTTAATCGTTCGCAGGCTATTGCTGTAGTGCCTGAACCTAAGTGCGGATCTGCAACCGTGTCGCCCTCTCCTGAAAAGTCGTGCAATAATGAAATAATTAATTCCGTTGGTTTTTGTGTCGGCACATCTGCCCTATTACAAACATTGCTTTTCCACACGGCAGATCCCCCGCCACGGCTCCACTCTTTTTTGGTTTTGCCTGAGTGTAGGATTAAAACGGCTTCGTGGCCCTGTCCCGGTCTGTCTGCTGAAATTTGCGGCATCGGGTTTGTTTTTACCCATGCTCCAATTCTGATAAATGAATCACTATCAAACATGGCGGGGGCGTGCTTGTGGTCACAGGTCATAATCACCCACCCCATCGATAGGCGTAGGCACTCACCGCACACCACCACAAACTCTGCCTTGGTTAGTGAATTAAACGCTATGTGCCGAACACCATGCCCAACACCACCGTTTGTTTTCGACTGCTTGTGGGTATTTTTAGAGTACGGCGGGTCAGTCAGCACCAAGTCCACCGGCTCAAGCTGCGGCATGATGGTTAAACAGTCTCCACAATATAGCACACCGTTTTCAGTTCTATAATACTCATATTGTTCTAAGTTATCAGCCATATTTCCGCACCCTTGGGTTTTTTGTAATGACAGTCCTTGCAAAGGGTTTGCCCGTTATCAATCTTAAATCTTAGTTCTGGAAATTTCGCAAACGGCTTTATGTGATGGGCGTGTAGAATTACGGTCATACCCTTCTTGCTTCTTTTCCCGCAATCTTGGCAGGTGTAATCGTCCCTTTCAAAAACGCTCTTTCTCCATGACTTAAACTCATCGCTTGCCCTTATTTTCAAATTTATCGGGACAATACCGCCCTTCCAATTCGGGTTGTTTTCCCCTGATTTGTCAAAAGGGTTTTTAACTATTTTATTTTTACCTTTCTGCCATTTGAAATAACACCCCTTGCTGCAAAACCGGCTGTTCCCTTTCTTGATCTCGTATGGCTTTCTCCAAAATTCAGAACCGCACATCTCGCAATTAAAATTCCGCCCCTTTTTTAGGGCCGCTGATATTCTCTTTCTGTGCCTATCTGTAAATTCTCTCATAATCAATTATAATACTTGTTCCGGTGATTGTCAAGGCAATCGCCGTGGTATAGGGTGCCGTTATCGGTTTCATAATATGGTTTCATAATATGGTTTCATGTTTTTCCTTTCTGTTTTAGATTCCCTTTGATCTGACCCGACGGCCGGTTGTCTTTTTCACCGGGGACCCTGGATCCGGCGGGGGTTCCCAGGATGAAATCCCCAGGATATCATGGGCAACCATGCAAAGGACCGCACAATCCCACAAATGATTTTCAGGGGAATTGGTTTCCCATCTGCCAGTGTCCGGATCCACATATTCCGCCACCATGTGTTCCGCCCAATCCGGGGCAAACTCTGAATTTTCGTGCCAGGATCCCGGATCCCCTGGGGCAATCCCCAGGATAGAAGCCAATTCATCTTTGAAATATTTAGTGTTGACGTTCACGCCCTTCAGGCCCCTGGGCATAGCCTTTTTAGTCCCCGGCCAATATTGTAAATTGGTCCAGGTATAAGCCGCCCCCATCGTGGCCCTACCGAATGAGGGGAAGATCCGGCCCTGGTGCTTCATACAGAATTTATAAACTTCAGCGGTCCGATGGCCCAACGCATCCTGGATGGCCATCAACACCGGATATTCATTCCCATCCGGATCCCTGTATTTATCCTTCCACAAAACCTGTTCCACCGCCGACCATTCGGTGACAAACCCTTCCCTGATCCCCCAGGACTCTTTCAATAGATCATCACCACCCCACCCGAAGGCCCGGACCCGATACCAGAACCCGGCATCCTGGGTATCAACCCCGGCCACCAGACCGGCCACCACATTCCCGCCGGGGACTTTATTCCGGGGCCTATCATCCCGAAGGGCCAGGATCCCGGCAATGGACCTTTCCGCCACCATGGCCTTGAATGTCCTGGCCATCCGGGTATTGGTCCACGCCTTCAGCTTGGTTTTATTTCCCTGGGCATCGATCCATTCCTGGGCCACCTGTTCCCAGGACACCCACCCCAGGGGGGAAACTAATGAATTAACCCGGAAGCCCCGCACCTTCCGTTTCGGATATTTGTGAATGTACTTTCCATTTTTCACCTTCAGCATTTCGGACTTCTGGTGTTCATCGATCCGCTTCCCGCACTTCTGGCAGACATAGTGAACATCCACGGCCTGTCCATCCCCATCGGTGGAATAAACAATCCCGCCCTTGATCTTCTTTTTCGACTTTTCACACCATGGATCCAGATCCAGATTCCAATCCAAGAAGATCCATTTTTTGCAATGGGGGCATTTTACATGGTAGACCCCCATTGAACTTTTTTCATATTCAATCCATATCTTTGAAATCCCATCCAGGGTCGGAGTTGAATTCACATACATCTTCGACTTCCGTCCATATGAATCGGTCCGGTTATCAAACAGGGACAGGGAATCACCTTCTTTTCCGACATCATCCGGGAATCCATCGAAATCATCCAGGATCATAATTTTGACAGAATCACCCCTGGTGGCAATGGGGGAATCAGACCCGGTGAAGGTCCAGGATCCGCCGGGGAATTCTTTCAAAAGGATCGTGTTCCGGGAATCCCTGGACTTTGGATCCGATATCTTCCCAACTAAACAGGGCATCACGGCCACCGCCGGGGCGATTTTCTTTTTGGATAGCTTTTCCACCATCCGCCCGGTGGGTTGGGCCAACATACAAGGGGCTGGGAATAGGTCCGCACACCCCATCAGGACATTCAACCCCACTTCGGTGAAGCCGATCTGGGTGGGCTTGACTGATATTACCTTCTGGGTTGGGCTTGACGGTGACATCTCGTCCATGATTTCCCGAACAAAGGGGGTCCGGGAAGATCGGTATTGTCCATATTCAGGGGAAGCACCTTTGGCCAGGATCCGCCGGTTGTCCGCCCATTGGGTATAAGTCCAATTCGGATCTGGTTCCAGGCCCCGATTGAATTCTACATCATACATTTTGAATCACCACCTGGATCGCCTTGGTGATTTCTTCGGTCAATAACTTGTGGATAATATGCGGATCCATTTCAGCCGCCAGGACCGAATCCATCCGATCCGGGATGGCCATCATATTATCCCGGACAGACCTTCCACGCTCAAAGGCCATCCGATCCACTTCCGACTTCAGGACATATTCCCCCGCCCGAATCTTTAAATCAAACTTCTGATTTTCGGCCCTGAAATATTCTGTCCGGGTTCGTTCCGCCTGATAGTCCCCCCGCTTTTTCCCCGCCACCTTGGAAGCCGGTCCCTTTTTCTTTTCGGTGGTGGGTTCCTTTTTGGCCGGTGGCTTTTTCTTCATGTGCATTTGATCAAGGTTCTTTTTCAATTCCCCCTGGGCCACCTTTAGATCAATTTTATACCGGCCCTTGATTTTCTTGACACCCTTCCGGATCTTCCCCTGGGCGATATACTTGGAAACCCTGGGTTGCGTGATCTTCATCTTCTTAGCAAATTGCGTTTGATTCAGAGTAAAAGCCATTAGATCCCCCTTATCGGAACCTTGATAATTGGATTAATATCCACAACCTTCCGGCCCTTCGTGGACCTGGAATTTTCATTCAGATCCATCCGGACAATTTTGGACCCCCATCAACGTCCGATAGTCGAATTTCTGGCCCAGGGCCTTCCGGATCCCCACCTTCGGACCTTCGAACCTGATCACTTTATTGTTCCGGGTGACCACATACTTCATCACTTTGATATCGCCCCGGACAAAAGACTTCCCCTTGATTGTCGGAAGCCACTTCCCGGAATCCCTTTTGGCCGGATCATCATTCCGGGCGGGACAAATTAGATCCCACAATTTCAATTGGCTGAAATTTCGATCCTTCGCCAACACCGTGAATTCATCGATGTGGATCGGGACCCCATGATACATCCGAACCAACCGACACAAGGAAGCCACCGCCGTGGAAATCATCGACTTCCGCCACAACCGGACCCGCTGACCACAACACTCGCAAACTTCACTTTCCAATTTCGTGGACATTTCAACCCCCTTTTAATCCCGCCCGAATAAAATATTTAATATCAAATTGCCCTGTTGCCATTCCAGCGGGTAATAATCCACCGAAACGACATTGACAAAGTTGCAACCCATCGACAGACCAACAAGATCGGCATTATGAATAGCACTCGGTGATCCTTCGACATCATACCGGATCCGCTTCCCCGCCTTTTTATCATCACAGTATAGCGACATTTCAACCGGCCCGGATTCCAGGCCCAAATGTTTTTTGAAAAATTCTTCGTTGAATGAATCAAACTTGGCATCAAAGGACATCGTCCCTGAAAACTCGCTGGCCCATTCGCCGACTTCTGTTTCCCATCCTGAAAAAACCACCACCACGCCACCCCCTTTACTTCAACGGTTTAAGGATCACACCCTTCCAATCCTTCGCAATATACCTTGAACACGCCGCCACCAATTTTTCCAGGCGGACTTCCGCCCCAGGATACAGGCACCACAATTGAACCCGAAGGTCCTTCCCATTCCTGAAGCGGAAATAATAACACCACCCGCATTGATCATCCGACATCACATCCCCCATAAGGATTTCTTGATATAGAAATCCGCCCCCAGATCATTGAACAACCCAACCACCAATTCACGAATGGCAATCCATTGGGCCGGGGAATATCGGATATCCCATTTCCCATTGACCTTCCCCACCTTCCAATGATCCACAATTTCATGGTTGGCCTGGATGATATTCAGGGCGGTGTCAAAATCAATCACGGGTTCCAGGGAAACCCAGGTGGGGATCCCCCGCCGCTTTGCATCCTGGATGGCATTGATCCGGTCCGCATAACTGGCCGCACCGGGTTCCCATTCCTGGGTCATGGCTTCCGAATCAAACACCAGGGAAGTCCCGAACCGGAACCCCGGATAATCTTCCACCAGGGGGAAATCCCTTTTGGCCAACCGCCCCCCCTTGGTTAGAACCGTGAACCGCAACCCATGGGCCACCAGGATCTTGATCACCGCCCTGGTGATTCCCAGGGACCTTTCCGCCGGTTGATAGGGATCCCCGATAAAGGACAAAAGGACTTCCCGATCATCCCCCGCTTCCGCCAGGATCTTGGCATCGTGTAAAACCGATTCAATCACCAGGGCCTTCGGATCCGCCTGGGCGGAATAATCCATCAGGGTCTTCCGCATCACCCCAGGGGCATAACAATACCGGCATCCATGGACACACCCCTTGTAGATATTCAAGGCCAAATGGGCATATTCCCCGGCCCTTCCCTTTGGTTCATAAATGATTTTCAAGATCCACCTTCCTTTCCAACCCACACCTGTTCGATTTTAGCGTACTCGGTCCACCCGGCCTTCCGCCGGATCCGGGCCGCTTCCTTCCGGATCGCCGGGGTGATCTTATCCCCAGGGATCCGGACCTTGAACCCACCTTCAAATATGATTTTCAATTGGCACCATCCGGCAACAGCAACTTCCGGGTGTGGGCATACTGTTTGCAACTTTGACAGGTTTCAACGTGGGTTGGTTCACCCGAATAATCAAGACACATAGGCCGGGTGATGAACTTCCCTTCCTGATCCGGACAGGCTAACATTTCATCTTCTGGATGAATTGAAGGCAAAAGATCAACCGGGATCTTCTTTTTCATTTTGACCTGGAAGGCCATGGCCGACAGCATCAACTTTTGTTGTTTTTCCAATTGGGCAACCCCGCCCATTTGCAGGGCATAG